TCACCTTTCATTTCTCCTGCTTCAAATTGATTTACATCAGTTGGTGTTAATAACATACCCAACGAATCTATCACAAATAAAATTTTAGGAGCAGTTTCTTTATTATCTGGGTTTTCTTCTCTGTACCCTTTCATAAATTCTGATATGGTTTTAGCCACATCATCCACCATGGAAAGACTTAATTTTAATAGTTTCTTTTCATCTGTGTCTACCCCTAATGCTTTAAGCCATGCTTCATCTAGAGCATTCTCAGTATCAATTAATATTACATAGATACCTTGTGCTTGTGCATTCTTGATTATGTTACCTGATGCTATATAAGATTTCCCTGCTCCTGATTCTCCTGCTAGTACAGATACTTTACCTAACGGAATACCTTTGTTAAAATCTCCGGATATTAAATAATTTAATGCGTAGTTACCTGTAGATATCCAATCCGTAGGATCATTAAATCCTAAACCTAGCCCTTGAATTGATTTTGTAATACTTTTTCTAAACTTTGTTGCGTCAAATACTTTTGTCATTTTTTTATTCCTATGTTCTTATATTAACACTAATTGGCTCCAGTGTCAATACTGGAGCCAAAAGGGAAATTAGTGTTATTTGCTTTGTCTTGATCTAATCAATTTCAAGATATCTTCTGCTCTTTTAGCACTATCAGTTGATGGCTGAGGTGCTGCCGCAGCAGGAGCCGCTTTTACCGATTCTACTTTGGTAACAACTGCTTCTCCTTCTACAGGAGTTGATACTGTCGCTGATCCATTTACTGACGCTGATCCATTTACTGGCGTTGAGCTATTTGTTATAGCTGATACACCTACTGGTCTAAAATACTGACCGTATTTTTCTAGATCATACGCCTCCCCTTCTACAGATTTTTCAAATAATTCTTTGATTATTTTTACTTCTGCATCAGTGGGCTTCTTGGGTCTGAAGTCATTCAGATTAAACAGTCCAAACTTATCAAGCGCTGCTCTCTCTGTTTCGTCTAGAGCTCTTTCTCTTCTGCTCCATTTAGAAGTAGAGTAATCAGCATATCCGCCTTTGGATGTTTTGGTTATTCTGAAATCCACACCTCTCACGTAATCAGTTGGTAACTCTTCCATTTCTGGATCCAGTAACGCAGATCTGATTATGTTAAAAATTTGTGGTCCAATAATGAATCTTCTAATTGGATTTTCTGATGTTTTGTCATCAGCTAATGGATTTTGTAACACAAAACCTTGGAATATATAACTTTTCTTTTTCCAATATTTTCTGCCCATGTCTTCCATTGACTTGTCTTTGAACCAGGGTCTAACTTCAGTTAGAACTGGACACGTTTCTCCATACATTTCCATGCATGGTACTTGTACTTGCACCGGTCTTGAATCCGCTTGTCCTTTAACTCCGGCGAAAGGCAATTTGATCATTGCTCTTTCAGTCCAGAAAAAAGTGTTATTTGGATCCTTGTCAGGTAAGAAACGCACTACTGCTTCTTGATTTTCCTGTATGTTCCAGTGTGGATAGATGGCGTTGTCGCCGCCTGTTGATGAAGTGGAGCGATTCACTTCTTGAGATTTTAATCTCGCTCTTATTTCAGCTAGTGTAGCCATGATGTAAGCCTCCTATTGTGCCTATGTTTGTTTTTGTTTTTTGCCTAATGTATATTAGACATAAAGAATAATATACACACTTATTTATCTGTTGTCTAGTGGGGAATTTGGTATTATATACCGGATAGTCTTTTAATAATATCTAGCTCGTTTTCTTTTACCGACTCATTATCGCTAGCATACTTCTGATTTAATTCTTCAGCAGCTTCTTCAGCAGCTTCTCTGTCTTTTTTAACTTCTGCCACAGATGTGTGTAGGAAGTTGGCTAATTCAAGATCACTCATTTGTGTAACAGTGGGTCCACCGTCCACGCTCTCCGCGGTAAAATCAAAATCTTCCAATTGTAGGCCCGCTAGTTCTATGGCGTCTTTAAGTGTATATTCCTTGTCAGCCACTTTAAACTTGTCGCCGGGTTTCATACCAGCTGCTTTGGCTTTTTGCACTGCCTGGGCAAACTCGTTGCCTTCGGTTTTGGTGCCTTGTTTATTTTTTTCGTCTCTGTATTGTTTTGATATGACTGTGTATTCTTGTGGAGTCAGTTGGTGCACTTCTTTGTTGTGGGTGTTTTTTAACCAATCACGAAATCTATACTCATCATCGATGCTGTCCTGTGTCTCTTCTTGAACTGTTTCTAACAATCCCATGCTATCTAATCTATCCATAAGCCATGTTTCTGGATCACCTTGTCTAGCTTTGACAACTTCATACGGCATTTCTCCATTGCTCATGTAATAAGAAAACAATTCACTGTATAAATTGTCATGATTCATCAGCTCATCGCCCGCTTTGACTCTGTCAAAATCTGCTTTGTGTTTGTTTAATATTTGTTGTACTTCTTCTTTTTCTCCGTGTCCTATGCCTGCCATGGTCATGTCCGAAGTGTCCACTGCCGGTGCTTCCTGCATTGCATCCGCTCCTCTTTCTGCATAATCTTGCTGTACCCAATCATTGAAGTCCATATCAACCATTAATTTTTCCATCTGCTCTCCAGACAACTCCGTGCCATCTGTAAATCGAGCATCTTGTAAATCGTACACATTATCACTGGCATCTTGCATCTCGTATTCCACAGTGTTTAGGTCCACTTGTTTGCCATCGATCATGATAGGTCTGCCAGGTGCTTCCGCTACTGATTCTTGACCTGCCATGGCCGGTTCTGTTTGTTTTTCTGGCTCTTTCTCTGCTCTTTGATCCGCAGCAGATGCAGCGTCTTGCAGTGCTGTGATCTGTTCTGGTGTGTAATAATTTTGTATGTTGGGACTCTTTAATAGGGTGTTCATGATATAATCCTTAACAGTCTCACAAGCACAGGCATCTGGTCCTTCTTGGTCTGCTAGTTCGCCTAACTGATCAAATAACTCATCATCACCAAATCCTAAACTCTGTAACACTGATACAGCATTGACTGCTTCGTTGCCCACTGGAAAATGTTTACTCATTACATCTTTTAATTTACTAAAATGTTCACCAGCATGATCTTCGTCTGGTAAAGAATGAATACCTTCATTCACTTTAGATTCTGTTCTATTTGCCCATTTTTCAAATTCTTCACTTTCGCCTTTGGCTTTGCCTTGACGATCTTTTTTAGGAGCAAACTTGCTGGGGTCTTGTCTTATCTCATCAGCGTATGCTGGATCTTGTTGCATTTTTTTATAATCATCAATGTATCTTTTTGCCAACTGTATTGCAATTTTTTTATTTCTTGTGTAATTCTCATTGGGTTTGAAGAATGGTGCTCCTTCGTTGCCCATGTCATCGGCTACCTGGCTAGCAAAGTTAGCAATTCTGTCTTCTTCGTCGTTTCTAGTTAACATTCTTGATGCAATGTCTGATAGAATAGAACTCAACATAGTATTCTTATTTGTAAATTTTGTTATCTTTAACATCTTGTCAGCAGCAGGGTCTACTCTTAATACTAATTTTTTTTCTGGGTTAGCAAGGAATGATTGCACCATTGCTGAATGATCCACAGGTGTTGGCATTTCACCATCTTTGTCATTGTATTCTTTCATAATAGAATGAATCAATGGTAGGGCCGATTCTACTTTATCATCAAGATGTTTTAATGTAAATTTTTCTCTTAGACTATTTCTGGTGGCATCATCTAATTCAGCGATAGTAGTAGGTTGAAAACTTTCTTTGGCGTTCATATAGTGTGCTTGCTTGCTTAAATTTTTTACATAATTTCTCATGCTCTCTAATTTAAGTTTACTCTTGTTTATAATATCACCTACTGAGTTGTTTAACTGATCTTTGTTAGTAGCATATCGAGCAAAACTATTAAGTTGAGCAATCTGTTCACTCATTTTAATAATATGTTTGCCAAACTCGTCATGCGGTACGCCACTATTAGCCACATGTCGGGCCATTGCTCTTGCACCTGCTAAATGTTTTAATGGGTACTTAAATCTTTCGCCTTGCTCATTCTCAATATATAGACTATTAATCTGTCTGCTGCGAGATCCTGGTACGTTCTCGTCCACGGGTTTTGCATGTCTGATTATTAATTTTGTTTTGTCTAGATTTTCATAAGAAGATTTTTTAGTTCCAGTTAAACTCTCTGCTACTGGAATACCTGCTAGTTGTGTAATTCTGTTTAATTCTTCTGACATACTGTCTGTATTTACCGTTTTGTTTGTATCTGCAAGATTCTTAAAATCCTGCTGCGTAAGGTTGCTTTTTGTAATGTCTCTTACATCAAAACTTACCTGGTGTTCTACTGCAAAATCCTTTAATTCCTTAAGGAATGAATACCATTCTGCTCTAGATGTGTCATCAATTTTCTCCACTAAACCTTGGTTATAGAACACTTTCATGCTCTCTCCGTCTGCTATGCTGATGCTTACTCTACCAAAATTATCTGTATTTTCGCTGAATTCAAAATCAAAAAATACTGCTGATTTTGGATCGGCTGTTACGTTGCCTTCGCTGTCTCCTAGTTGTATATTAGAGAACTTGCTGCGTATTTTATTGAATAAATCCTGTGATGTTTTGGGCTTAATCATACTGTATTTATTACGTACCTAGGTTAGCAAAGATAGGCATTGGTACTGTCCATTCGGTGGTTCTATCAGTCCATCTTTCAAATATTTTAGGGTCAAATGTGGCTAACACCTGCATCATACGAGTCATTAATAAACAAGCACTCACTAGGTCATCGTGTTGTCCTGGCTTGCCTTTGAATGATATGCCAGATGCCACAAAGTCTTTTAACTCCGATATCAACGGTTTGCTATTAATTTTCATTTTGCCTGCTTCTACTAACTCTTTAAATTTGGTACAGGCTGCTATTTTATGTTTAGCAGTGGTGTTAAATCCTCTTCGGAATTTTCTACGATGTCCTTTTCTGATGGGTTCACTTACAAACTGTCCGTGAATATTCTCTTCTCCTATGTCCATGACTCTTAATAACACTGCTTCACCTAATGTGTTATTCTCCATACTGTAATATATTGCGGGAGTCTCTGTGGGATTTTTTTCTACGATTGAATCATAGATGTGTTTGGTTATGCCTTGTAATATTCTAATCTGTTGATTGGCAGGTGTGGTGTTGTTATGCCATTCTCCCACTTGTTCAAAACTTGGCAATTCAAATATCTGTATAGCTGCAAAGTCTCCTCCTGTGCCCAAACTAGGATCCAGTGCTACCATATAGGCATTGCCTGGTATGGGTGTTTTCCACCAACGTACTTGCCCCATATTCAATATAGGATCTTTGCCTTCTAACTCCATTAACTTTATACTAGAAATTAATGTTTCATCGAAAATTAAGAATTCGCACTCATGCTCTCTACGGAATCGTTCTTCTCCAATTCGACTTCTCTCTTGTTCGGCCCATTTCTCATCTCGATCTGGGTGTTCTGACCAGTGAGCTCTCATAGCATAGAAACCATTAGTTCCTACTGTGGTGTCGTTGCCGTACTCATCATATCTCTTGCAGGCTTCTTTCCAAATTAATGCAAATTGATCTTCATCTGAGTTTGGCGTGGAAGTAATTAAACATTTACCTCCTGTACTCAATGTAGGAGATAGAGAAGTCCAAAACTCTTTGGCTTTCTCGGGCGGTTGAACGAATGCAAACTCATCGCAATATATTAAAGAAAGGGACATACCTCTACCTGTGTTCTCTGTGGTAGTGGTTGCCATAATTTTAGAACCATTATCAAATTCTATAGAATTTCTATTGTATTGTGTAACTCCTGCTTTGATCCATGACGGTAACATTTCATAAGCATATCTTACCCTGCTCATAATATCTGATGCTCCTTGATATTTGTGTGCTGCAATTAGTATCTGCGAATCGGGTTTGAACATAGCATACCATAATAGATAACCCGAAGCACACGTGGTCTTACCTGTTTGTCGTGGTAACATAGCAATAGAAAATCGGTGACTATTGTAACTCTCGATCAATCTTTCTTGATAAGGAAATGGAGCAAATGCCATTTCTCCTTTGGTCGGATGTTGTATCCTCATGAATTCTTTCATGAAATAAAGAGGCCCTGTTTTAGGATCCATGCACTGCTCTAATTTTAATACTTGCTCGGTAGTATATTTGTGCTTTTTATGTGCTTTTTTTATCTGATCACTGTCTAATGATATGTATGCCATGACTATTATTTAAGTGTAAAACAAAGACATGCTCGTATATAGATAATGGATGTTTGGTAAAATTAACCTGTTGTTATTAACTTTACAAGTATTTTTACTTTTTTTCTTTATCTTTAAAGGCCTTTTTCATTGGCTCTGTTTTGTTGCCATCTTTATCCACATCTAAGAAGTCTGGTTTAGCTTTACTAGCTTCTTGATATGTTTGTTTGAAACTTTCGTATTGTGCTCTTAGACTGTTTGACAATTGTTCTTCTGTAATTTCACCTTCTCCAATATTCACTGCCGGAGCAGACATTTTACCAAGTTTGCCCATAGCTAATGGATTGTCAGCGATGTTGTTTGGATTGGCTTGAATTTTTTGTTTATTGATTCCGCCGGAATTAGAGTTAACCAAATCGTCCACTGATTGAATTTTTTCATTTGGAGTATTGGCATAATCTTCATCGGCTTGTACTTCTGGTTGATTTAACATACTTTGGTCAACAGTTTTAACACCTGCTAATTGTAATAATCTCATCATCATAGATGCTTCTGCTGGATTGTCTGTGGCAATAATAACCGATTCGTTTGTTTTAGTTTTTTTATCTTGTATAGCTTTTTTCATAGGTTCCTTTGTGTTGCCATCTTTGTCAAAATCTAAGAAGTCTGGTTTTGCTTTGCCTGCTTCTTGCACTGCTTCATTTTCTTTTTCTTCTTTGTGTACTTTATCCCACACATGAGCTTGTGATTGTCCGTGTTTCTTAATAAATGCTTCTCTGGTCATATCCACAGCATCTGATTCCATGTCCATTAACCACCCCTTAACTTGTCCTTCTTCCATTTCATCTACCCCGGCTGCCTTCATGAATTTTGCATGATCGAAGCGTGGATTGGAATGTTGGAATATGGCTGAGTGATGTTTAGCATATTCTGCACGTTTTTTTGGATCTTCAATTTGTTTTAATGTATCAGCAACATGTTGAAAATGTTTCTTTGTCATGGTTTCGTCCATTTCGTCTTCGTTCTTTTCAACACCTTTGGCAATGTCATGAGCTTTAGTGATTGTAGATTTTTTAAGAGGGGGGGTATCTCCTGTGCTCTTCATAGCAGCCGCCATTCCGATTGCATATGGATTTTTTGCTTTTTCAGCAACTGCACCGTTGGTTCTCTCAACGTTTGATATTGCATCTCCAACATTAAGGTTTGGATTATTTTCTTGAATTTGTTTAAGTCTTGTTAAGATGTCGATCATGTGCATAAGTTATTACCTTTTGATTGGATCTGGATTACCTTTTAAAGGTTTAAGAGCCGATCCTGTATTTTTTTTATCGCCTTCGTTTTTTTGTACTTCCTGCTCCACCTTGGGTTTAGCAGCAAATTCTGTTTTTTCTTTTCTTGCCTTTAATAATTCTTTTAATAAACTTTGATTGGCTTTGTCTCCATACACTTCGTCAGCTTTTACTTTTGGAGCATCTTTGTATTCTACGTCTTGTAACATTGATTTAAATTCTGAAGTTTCTTTAGTTTTCATTTCTTCTTGATATTGTTCTGTGGGCTCCCCAGGTCTTCTCACGACAATCATGGGAAATTGTAATCTCATCGAGTCAGCAATGTATGAATGCATTTCAAATACCGATGCTGGATACAGTGTTTTTAATTCAAATATAGTTACTGCAGTATTTTTTAAATTTGGAAAATCTAATGGCACTTCCTGTATAGGAGTTTTTTTGCCTTTTGACAATGATTTGACTTCATATTTTTTTAGTGCTGTTTCTAATCTAGCTGCAAAATCTTCACTTAAATCGCCGGCTACTTTAATTCTGTAGTCGTATTCTTTAGTGGATTCTGTTAGATATTGTTTAAAGTCTGTCATAATGCAGTATTTAGTCTTTCTTGAGTAGTTTCTTCATTAACTCGTTACGGTCGCTAATGATCATGCCTTCGCTTTCAACCGGTTCGCTGCCGTCTTCTGACCCATCTTTGTCTATTTTTAACTTCTTAAGTTGTAGTTCTACTATTTTTAATTTTTTATCAATTTTTTGTGATTTTGCGTCTATAGCATTGCGTAACATGGAGCTAGCCACTTCAAAAATACGTCCCGAGTATCTGCTATCTACGTTCATGCCCAGATCCATTAAATTTTTATAGCTCTCTTCTGCTTCCATGGCCAGTTTATCTAACTCTAGATCACTCAAATCTCCCAATCCTTTGACCTGGGGCAGAGATGCTGCTATCTTGTCAAATTCTTGATATGTTTTTTCCAGTGCTTTGGCAGTTTGCGGATCTACATTTTTGGGTATGGTGGGTTTGTCTTTGTCGTCTCGAGATTTTTCTTTAGCATCCACTTGTGAGAATGCTTCTTTAACATTTGGTAAATTGAGTATCTCTTCTAATTTGCGTGTCATGTTGAATATTTACTTGCGATTGCCTTGGTGGAATAATTGTTCTTCGCTCAGTACCCGAAAAGTGATACGATTTTGTCGAGCATACGCAGTGGCAGCCTCCCATTTGGCCCTGTTAATAATCACCTGAGTTTGTCTCCCACGACTTTTACCAGCACGTTCCATGGTGGTTTGATTCATGGGTTTAACTTCAATTAATTCGGCATGTTTGCCACCATTCTTATCCGCATATACTACGAAAAAATCTGGCACATAGATCGTGTATTTTCCCGTGATAGGATGACGATAGGGTATTTGTATAGCTTCGCTGGCCCATTGATAAACATTAGGATGCTCATCACACAGTCGCATGAATGAATGTTCCCATCCACTCCTATATGTTGGAGATTTGGTCCCTACGTATTTGGCGGGATTCTTCATGGTAAATTTTCCCCTAGCAAATTTCATTAGGCTATAATGTTTCTTGAAATTATTTCTTTGCTATTTTTTGTATTCCTCACACCCAACCTACTGGTTTTAAATCTGTTGGCATTGAGAATTACAGTGATTAATTCACTCAATTGAGCTGGTGATGCTTTGGTTAGTAAATCTAATATTTGTGTCACAGGCACAGAGTCAATTTTAGCCTGTTGTAATATTACATAAGCAGTCTCTTCGGCTGGCTGTCTATCAAATCCTCTTTTAACAAAAAATCCCACAGCAGCATCATACTCATTGACATTGAATTGAAATGGTTCCACATATTGATCTGTTTTTAATGTATCAATAGTTTTCTGTAATCTGTCTTTTTCTTTTTGTGGTAGATTGGTATAAAATTCCGCCATTATATTCTCGCTTTTTCCGCCACTATCAATACTTGATTAGTGGATCTATTAATTTTAATATAACCTTCGCTGACCAATTTAGTTACGTCAGTTAATGCTCGACTTCTATATATATTCTTGATGGATGCATTAGCTGATGCATATTCCACATCACTCTGTGCTATAGAAAGTCTATTTCGTGAACCAATTAATTGATAATAGATGCTGGCTGCTACTTGATCTCTAGCTGCTAGATTACTCTGTAGGAGATTAAATGATTCCGTGGAACTGAGATAGTCTTGTGTATTGATAACAGGATTAACAATTACGGTATTATTTTTATTATTTCGATTATCAATTAATCCTTTAGAACCGGCCAATGTTGCACCCACTGCCACTGCCGCTACGGCTGCATTACCTACCGAAAAATCTCCCACTGGATTGGAGATCGTGCCGGCTTGTTTGCCAACATTGATCACACCTTCTTTCACTATGCCTTTTAATTCTTCTTTGACTGCTTCTTTGGCATTGATTTTTTTAGCATTGTTGTAGGTGTTTATACCTGTTAGTATAGTACCTAGGCTGATGTTACCGTTAGCAACATCACCAAGCACCGATCCTACTCCGTCTACTATACCGCCTGGTCCAAATATAGATGTGGTTCCACGTCCTAATACGCTGAGTGGAGATGGTTCCAGATCATAATGAATTGTGGCAAATCCTGAGATATCACTTTTATTAACTATGCCTGCTCCATATAACACTGTCTCATATAATACCTGCATGGTATTGCTCATGGTACCAGCACCGTCGGCATTGTCCACAGTGTCATGACTGAATGATCCAATCACAGGATTAACCAACATAAATGATGTAAATCTTTTCTTATGTAATACAAAAATAGTGATATTTTTTAAGAAAGGTTTTTTTCTATTTTGAGAATTATCCATGCCAAATTGTGTATAATTTTGTGTTGATTGATAAATGGTATCTTTGGTTGCATTTATTCCAGCGGCTTGAGCATTAGCCACTGAAAGTGAATCTGCTATATTATATTCGTAATAGGCTTTCCAAAATGCATTCACAGTATCAGCATTATCGTCATGGAAAGCTATATTAACTGGAGAATATCTAATCTTTGTGCCCACATATACTTTTTTATTATACTGTAATTTTTCTTCCAAGTTCATATCATACTTGGGCAATTCGCAACTCTTGACCAGCATATTGAGCTCTAATTTTTCGTTGGCTTGAAATGCTCTAGCAGGAATAGTATTGTCTATGTCGAATACCACATGAAATAAAAATTTTTGTTTGGGTGCTAGTTTAAAATTATCAGCTACGTATAGTCGGCTTGCATGTTGATAATCTTTCATGCCTGGAAGGCCGTTGCTGAACCCTGATAAGAAATTATTAATGCTTGGCATACTCTATATTTATAGTCACAAAAAAAGCGCCGTTAAAGGCGCTCCTTTTGCTATAAACGAAATGTTAAATTATATACCGCCGCCTGTGCTCAATGAACCTATGGTTCTTGTCAATGCTGTGCCAATTCCTGTGCCTTGTGGAGTTTGTACTGCGTTGTCATATCTGATCGACAAAGTGATTGTGACTGGCTCAGATGTAGCATAAGCTAGTGTGTTGTAGTTCACTGATTGTATGAATGAACCGTAAAGTTCCCAAGTTTCTAATATGGTTGGTGCGGATGCGCCGTTTCCTCCATCCAGCATTTCAATTTTAGTGGTGAATTTGTAATCAATTCCTGCAGCAGCTGAAGCTTGTTCAAAGAAATCAAATTGTTTTTGAATTTGTTCGCCAACTAATTTAGAAACAGAATTATTAACGTCATCTCTTAATGTCAATGTGATAGCTTCCCATGAATGTTTACCAGCAAGTCTCACTCTTGAGTTATAGACATCTAGTGTTACTTCATCAAAAGTTAAGTTAGGTCTTGTGACATCAACCACTTGTTTAGTAATTTCTGATCTTGGAGTGGATACACCGAAGTTTTCAAGCACTACTCTAAAACGATATTGTAGTTTTGGCATCAACAGGCCTTGAGATGCTGAACTCTGATCGTTTGCTAGTGGTACTGTAAATTTACTTAATGTCGAGATTGCCATATTTTTATTCCTTTTTATTTACCGGGTATTAAGCTCCCAATTTCTTTATTTCTCCTGTGTTTTTAATTCTTAAAGGTATGTAGATGAACTCAACCGATTTCACAGGTTCGATCGCTATGTCCACATACAGCTCATTTCTGTCAATCCTTGTGGCAGTGTTGTTGCTTTCGTCACACACCACTAAGAAGTCATACAATGCTCTTTGACCTACTAGTTCTAGTAAGAAAGATTCAATCGCTCCTTTGATTTCATTTCTTGTTAAACTGTCGTTGGGTTCAAATATAAATGGTTTAGCTATTTTATCTAATTGTGATCTTAGATAAACAGTTAATCTTGACACGTTAATTCTGTCTAAAGATGAGCTGTTTGATGTTTTGGTTAAGTTACCAAAGTTTAATATGCCTGTTCCTGAGAAGAATGTTATTGGATTTACTTTAGCAGAGAACATACTATTTCTTATAGATTCAGTTAAAGATATTTGCTGAAATTCTCCTGTGGTGCTGTTAATGTAACCAACAGATGTAGCATTGTCAACGATACCTCTTCTTGTTCCTGCAGGAGCAAACCATGGAAATGACACGTTGTCATTATTAGCCAACACTCTTAATATCATGTGGCTTGAAGGAACAACAATTGTGTTGCCCTTGTTGTCTGTGGTTCTACCTGATGGATAGAAAACTCCAAGATAATCACTGGCTGTTACTAATCCTTGATCCCCGTTGTCAGTCGCACCTGCTGTGTTATTGGCCCAATTAGTGATGGCAGTTGATGTGCCCGCTAATCTTAATGGAGTATCTCCAACAACAAATGCTGTGTTGTTTCTGTCGGTGTTAAGGTTGACCAATTCAGAGATAACTTCAGGGTATCCAGGACATGTAATAATGTTGAATCCTCTTTGATCTTCTCTAATTGCTTGGTTGGTATTAATTTCTGCTTTTAATTGTTGAACAATTACTTTTCTCACTGCTTTTCTACCAAATGTGCCAGCGCCATTATCGTTATTAGCACTCTTAGTAACCCATCTGTCGGGATAGTTAGCATCAGTGGTTGCATAATTGTTTCTGTATTCTTTTACGTTGTATCCAGATCTTCTTGTGTTGAATAATAAAATACCTTTTGGATATAATGCTGCAGTTGGAGCATCAGCATCAAGATGACCATCTGTTAAAAGATTTTTAATTGTGCTTGCTGTTCCAGCACCACCTGCAGAAGATGCAACTGTGTTGTCTGCTGTGGTTTGCCATCTAGCATCTGCAAACACTATACCGGCTTCGGTGGTTTGATCTGTGTTGTCAATTAATTCAAAAGCTGCTCCGTTGTATCTATAGATGTTTGGATAATTTTCTAAATCGCTAGTGTCAATCCATAAATCACCAGTGACTAAAACATCACCATTGGATTGTGTGGTAGGCTTTGTTGCTGAAAATTGAGGTCCTTCTGCATCTGTGGATGCTAGTGCAGTTTTATAACCAACCCATGTTGTTCCGTTGTGTTTCATGATGTCAGCTTCTAAATTAGTGTTGTACCATAGTGTACCATCTGTGGGTTCGTTTCTCGGTTCTGACACAGAAGCTGTGTAGGCTAAACCTCTCCAGTTCGAAGCCATGACTTCATAGTTGGTGTATCCAACTGGTGTCTTGTATAAATTACTTACTTTGTTTACATCAGTAGAGTGTGCACCGTATTCATAAGCATTTGCCGGAGCAAAGCCGATGTTGGTTAATATTGTACCTGCACCTACATTCGTCATTCTAATCTCTCCACCTAATTCGTGAGTGATTTGAATAGCACCTGTGTCAAGCACACGAGCAGTAACGTTTGTAAATCCTGCAGAGCTAATTCCAGCAACAAAGGCATCAGCAGTTGTACCGCTAACTGTGACTACTTTTGCTGCAGCTAATCCTGCTTGACCTTTTAATGATTCTTGAACTCTGATTTGATTTCCGCTTGTGAAACTTGGAGCAGTATTTTTAGAAGTTATAACAGTTTTTCCACCATTGTATTTGAACACAGTAAAATCACCTAAATTAGGAGATGCTGCTTCGGTCACATTGTATTGTGTGTAAAGTTTGCCTGCAGCGATACCAGAGCCACCGTTTGAAGGATCTATTGCATAGATCGCAGCATGATTGGTTGCGTATAGAGGTGCATTCACATTTGACCAAGCAGTTGTGCTAGAGTTATAAATTTTTACAGAAATGTTTGCTCCTGCATTTGGAGTGGTTGTCTTAAACCATACCGAACCAGTGGGAGCAGATCCTCCATCCACTGTTTTCCATAAAGGTCTATCAGTGTGTGAAGATTGTTGGAAAAGTTTAGTGCTTTCTTTCCATGTAGTACCGCCCACTTGTACCCATGCATTAGAACTGCTTTTGTAGTAGATTGTGTTTTCATTGTTGGTTGTATTGATAGCATAATCACCTTTGGAACCAATGGAAGTTTTTGGAGCACCCGTGGCTACTCCTCCAACTAAATCACCAGTTGATGTGATCAGTATTGGCTTGATTGCAGTGAATTCTTGTGCTGAACTTGAAAATTCAAACAATCCTGGCACTGTTGATGATAAATCAAACCAGTAAGAATTGTTAGTTGGATTTGCCGATGGTGCAGTTGCACTGCCAGATAATTCTGAAAGGTCAACGTTGGCTCTTAATACAAATGCTCTATTGGCAATACCTAAGAATGAATAAGCTGCTTGCAGGCCATATTCGTTTAGCTCATAGCCATTCAACGAGTTGCCTGATGTATTTGTGTAGAATTTTGGATCTCCAAAAGTCTCTGTAAGTTCTCTTTGCGAAGAGATCAAATATACTGAATTTGCGTTGGCAGTTTTAGTGCCTGATGCTACTGATGTGCCTGCACCGTTCAATTTGTTTTGTGAGGAAGCAATAATCAATAGTGGTGTTGCTCCTGCGTTTGCTGGTACATAGAAACTCTCATTTATTACTGTGACTTCTACGCCTGGTGATGTTAATGCCATATTGTTAGTTCTCCTTGCAAGTATAACTAGACTTATTTATTGTTCTGCACGGTTTTTACGGCGTTATCTTGACAATTTTGGTGCCTATATAGGGCACGTAAATACACATGTATGAAGAGACCGCTGTGTAACACCTGTAGATCTAACCCCAGAGCGTATGGCTATAAAAAAGGCACTAAAATCTATTGGCGCAGTCAATGCGATACCTGTATACGTAAAAAAAAGAACTTGAGAGTTAACGGTCCCACTCGATGGTTCTTGTCGGGTTATCGTAAAAAAGTACGCTGCGAATTATGTGGATTTAAAGCGGTGCATGAATCACAAATGGATGTGTTCCATGTGGATGGCAATAAAAATAACACCTCTGTTTATAATTTAAAAACTATATGCTCTAATTGCCAGCGTTTAAAAAGCACACAGGAATTGGGTTGGTCTATTGGGGATCTTGAGGTAGATGCTTGATCATAGCATACACTTTTAACTTTAACTCTTCTAGGTTGCTTGAATTATCTATCTCATAGTCAAACGTTTGACCTATCCAATCCCATTCGCTTTGATGCACTGCTCTTTCTTGCATCTCTTTTTGAGTGGGTATAGGACCTCGTCTAACGAGTACAACTTTGCCTTTTAATGCTCTAATAGTTTCTATTTCATTGATAAATCTTGTGTCACTGAGTACTATTTTTCCACCTTTGTAGCGAGCAGTGAATGAATCTATCCAAATACTGTCATGGAAATGTCCTCGCATGATTTCTGTTCCCCAATATTGTAGCACATATCGTGGAGTCACCGCTCTGTCAAGTTTATTACTCCAATAAGGATCAATTCTTTCTCTCCACATGCGACTCTCTTGTGTGGCGCCTTCCAATAATGTTCTATCCCACCCAAATATTGCACTCACAGCATCTTTCAATGATTTTGCAAAACTGTCTCTTTGAAATCCGTGATCATTAACCAAAAAATCTGCAACTGTGTCTTTGCCAGACCCAATTAATCCTACTAATCCTATAAGCATAGAATTATATTACAGGTTTTTTAATCTTTTTGCAATCTCTTGCTGAGTTTTTTTAACGGTCTTTAATATCTGCTCTCGCATTGCAGTTTTATCAGCTACCCTGCTCATATTTTCTAATGCGGTAACTAGGTCTTCTAACTCTTCAAGTGTTAGATCTCGAATTTTCTTGATGCCTGTATTAGCCATAATCAGATATATTTAATCTGAAGTGTTAACGAATTAAAATATAATAAAAAGAATTAACCGATAATAAAACTAGTAGGCATACCACCATCGATAAAATTATTGATCTCTTGATCTAATTTTTCTATCATGGCCATACCGTCTTGTTTTAATGCGTCGCCGTTTAATGTGGTGCCACCCTGTGGTCCATTAATTTGTGAAAATTTACTTCGTGCTTCTCCCAACATTATTTTACAAACTGCTAGAGTGTAATCTCGTAACCACGGTTTGCTGTAAATATCTCTCAATAGAGTTATGTCAGGTCTAAAATTATCTGTGTGTAATAAAACTCTTTCTGTGTCTGATCTTGGTCTCTGAGTTATAGTTAAAGTTTTAGTAGCGTTATCATAATGATGTTGTATAAACGATCCAAACATTTTTCCCACCATTTCTTGATATGCCGCAAAAGCGTAATAAGTGGCCAATCCCCCAGATGCTCCTGTTCTCAATAGATAGGTGTTGGTATAGGCCAAGTTAAATGGTTCAAAAAGAGTTCCACCTTGCCCGTCACCTCGAGATCCCACAGTGGCTCTGTTTATATCTCTAACGTTGATAATTTCATCGGGTAGTATATACTTGTTTTGATCCTGTTTTAAATCTAAGAAAGCATAGCTTTCTTCCACAGCATTGCTGGATCTTTGTCTATAGCGATTAATAGCTCTTTCCAGCGCCGTTTGATAGTGTTTTGGGTCTAATTCTACGTCAATCATGCCATCACCTAGATTGTTTTTAACGTAATCGAATATTTCTTGTTGTCTTGTTTGTATCTCTGACATATGGATATTTATGGCTAGAGCCTTTTCCATAAATATGGTTGTATGCCACGTTTATCAATATATAGGCCAGAAAAAGGCAACGATTATAGGTTCTTTGATCGCACTATAAATGAGATGTTCCAAGTGGGAGGAGTGGACATCTTTTTTCACAAATACGTAGGACCGTACGATCAGGGTGCCACCAATAAAGATGGGTCTGCTAGTCCTGACCAGCCTAATTACAGTGGCAATACCAACGAGAGAACCATACAAGATTTATTATTCCTTGAAAATAGAGATAGAAAATATGATAAAGATATCTACACCATAAGAGGTATCTACAACGTGCAAGATACAGATTTTAACCTCAGTCAGTTTGGAATGTTTTTACAAAACGACACACTGTTCTTAACAGTGCACCTACAAGATGTGGTAGAAAGATTGGGCAGGAAACCCATGTCGGGAGATGTGGTAGAATTTCCCAATTTAAAAGATGATTACAGTTTAGATGCCAGCATACCTATTGCTCTGAAAAGTTTTTATGTGATTGAAGACGTCAATAGATCGGCTGAAGGATTTTCTCCCACTTATTGGCCGCATTTATTAAGATTAAAATTAAAAACTTTAGTAGACAGTCAAGAATTCCGAGACATATTAGGCGATGCCACAACAACAGGTTCTCTCGCTAGTTACATGAGCACTTACAATAAAGAAATACAAATAAATCAAGCAGTGGTAAATCAAGCCGAAGCAGACGCTCCAAAATCGGGATTTAATTTTAAGGAATTTTATGTTACTCCAATAGATGAGCGAGGCAATGTAAGATTAGAAGGAGTTAATTCAGAAGAAACTGTGTCATCGGATCAACCAGTGAATGCCGTGCTGGATACACCAGCTGGCAGCCATTATGGATTCTACTATGGAGGAGATGGCATACCACCCAATGGTAATCCTGCAGGATTTGGAACCAGTTTCCCAACATCCAATGTTAACAAAGGTGATTATTGGTTACGCACAGACTTTTTGCCTAATAGATTATTCCGTTGGGATGGATTAAGATGGACCAAAGTGGAAGATTCTGTGAGGTTGTCCACAACCAATAACGATACAAGAAATACATTTAAAACCAGTTTCATAAACAACAGCGGCAGCACAACAATCAATGGTCTCACAGTGGAACAGAGACAAGCATTAAGTGATGTGCTTAAACCTAAGGCGGACAACTAATGCTTCATTTTTATGACGGTCAGATAAGAAAATTTTTAACTCAGTTCGTTAGAATATTGAGTAATTTTTCTATTGAAATAGGCAAAGGAGCCGATGGTCAAGTGGCATTAAGACAAGTACCGGTGACCTACGGTGATATGACTCGACAGGTGGCCAACATTATAAGAAACAACAGTGCCAATGCATTACAGAGTGCACCTAAAATTGCTGCTTACATCACAGGATTAGAATACGACAGAGAAAGAATGCAGAATCCTTATTATGTTGAAAAACAACATTTATACGAAAGAAATATTAATCCAGACACAGGCGAATATGACAACACCATGGGTGCCGGTTATACCATAGAAAAAGTTATGCCCAGCCCATTTAGATTGAATGTCAATGCTGATATCTATACCACAAATACAGATATGAAATTACAGATATTGGAACAAATTCTATATCTATTCAATCCCGATTTTGAAATACAGAAGAGCGACAATTACATAGATTGGACCAGTTTAAGTTATGTGCAATTGACCGGAGTAAGTTTTAGTTCAAGAACTATTCCAGTGGGTGCTGACACAGAGATAGATGTGGCATCAATCAGCTTCAGCATGCCAATATGGCTATCTCCGCCAGTTAAAGTTTCTAAATTAGGAGTGATACAAAAAATTATCATGAGTATCTATGATGACAACGGTGGCATAGACAAAGGATTGATAGATGGTACACTGATCTCCAAATCCTATATTACACCCAATAACTATTCACTGTTGTTGATGGGCAATCAACTAAGATTAATGGGCAGCTCAGGCGTTAATATTAGTTCGGGTGGCGATGGATTCTATACAGGAGCTCGAGCTGAAACAAATTTAGATCCTTTTGAACAATTTGGACATCCATTGAACTGGAATGTATTGTTGAATCAATATGGTAAAGTAACCAATGGGTTGAGTCAAATTAAACTAGAACAAGAGAATGGTAATGAGGTCGTGGGCACTGTATCGTTGTCTCCGCTAGATGAAAGCATATTGCTATTCAGCATCGATGGCGACACAATACCTCAAAATACATTAACATCTGTGAGTAAAATAATCAATCCTTTAACTTTTGATCCGGGCACACCAACAAATGGTCAAAGATATCTTATAACCAATGCTATTGGCGATAGTAACAACACGTTTGACGCTGCTGCTTGGGGCAATTTAAGAGCTAATATTAATGATATTATAGAATATAGCAGTTCTACAGGCAATTGGAGTGTAGTATGGAACGCCAGCAATCCTGATAGCACAGTAGCCTACGTTACTAATCTAAACACTGGTATACAGTACAAATGGACTGGCGCAACATGGGTCAAAAGCTACGAAGGTGTCTATATTGCAGGTAAGTGGACTCTTGTGCTATAATTATTAAATGCAAGACAATATCATATGTTCCGGTGCGTTATTTTACGCAGTCAATACGAAGAGATTTCTATTCTTGCAGCGAAACGACGATAAAACTCGCGGCATGTGGGGATTGGTAGGAGGACGTATGCGATATACAGAAAGCGCTTTTGAAGGATTGAAGAGAGAAGTTCAGGAAGAAATAAGCTACTCAAAAGATTTCAAAAAAGTAATACCATTAGAATTATTCACCAGCAACGATCAAAAATTCTTTTTTCATACCTATGTGATCTGTGTCTCTGAAGAGTTCTTGCCAAGATTAAACAGTGAACACAACTCATATGCTTGGTGTGCATTTGAATGCTGGCCAAAAAATCTTCATGCAGGATTAAGAAACACTCTTAATAATCGATCAATAAAAGGTAAACTACAGACTATATTGGATCTAATTGTATAGATCAGGATAAAGATTGTGAATAGTTTTGCGATCTATCCATGGATACCAATAAGCAGTGACCATATCTATGCATTGGTACACATGATTCCAATGACATTCCATCCACTCTAATTCGTAATTATATTCTTGAAAATTGCCTGCGTTAGGGTGTGCTTCACTATTAAAACTACGCGGGTACGATGGTTGTGCCACTTTGGAACTTGGAAAAAAATCTAATAGATTAAACATGCTGTACTTATCTAAAAAGACAAGTTATAGAGTTATCCAATAAAGACTAACAACCAAAAACATTGTCATTAACATCATTATTATGTAGTACATTAATGCCAGTGTACCAGCTGAAAAAAAATCTTTTTTTCTTCTCAACTGAGTAATCAAATCTAATCTTCTTGGCAGGATCTCGTGCTGTCTGGCTAGGATGTCGTGTTGTTCTCCTGTACCAAATCCAACTGAATTAAAATCCACATAATTGATAGATCTTTTTTTTGTTTTAATTTTTGTTTCTTTTTCTTTGCTTTCGCTTAACCAAAGATTTTCGCATACATTGTATGGGAACATTATTTTAACCTCTTTTTAACTACTGAGCCCGTTGCCGAGCTCAGTGGCTCGTTTTTTCGGATATTTAGTTTTTAGCTACACCGTTCGTGAAAACTGAATAGAATTTCTGAACATTGTCTTGAAATTCTTTTACATTCTTCTGCATAGTTTCAGGCTTAAAACTTTCCTGCACTTTGTCATTGAATTTTTTCACGTTTTCAACCAACACTTGAGCTTGTTCTGTGTAGTTCTGACCGTTGGTCACGAAGTCATTGAATTTCTTTGCTGTGTCAATGATGTCTTCTGCTGTGACCACTGGTACTTTGAACTCAGCAACCACTTGGTCGCCATCTTTCTTTAAGCTCGTTTCGTACTCAGCATGTTTGATTGTGTAGTTAAATTCAGCGATATCTTTCGCTAAACCTAGTAGATCGGCACGTATTTCGTAGCCGCTTTTTGATTTAATATTTGACATAATAAAAACTCCTTTCTGTGTGTGTGTTTGTGTTTTTCTTGTGTCAGCTATATTTATAACACGAAAAAGCAAATATGTCAACTATTTGGTAATTTAAATAGGAACTTTGTGTCTTACTGCAGTAACACGCATGTTTGCTTCACCTGTGGAAATACCTTTTAATCTTACTACTGCTCCCGATACATCTGTGGACAGTGCTATCATGCCCGGTGCAGCATAGGTACTACCAGTCATGACCAAATTATAGGTACTGATGTAAGCATCCGTGCCATTATGCACAATAGTGGCTTCCACACTGTCATACTGATTAATGTCTGTGCCTTTGATAGCAATAATATATTTGACTGCTCTATAAGAACCTTTAGCCCAGGTATCTATCACTTTGTAAGCTGCTGCAGTAGGTGGTCTACCCAGGTGTGTTCTAAAAGCATTGACAATGGTATTAGAGCCGCTGGTGCTGGCAGCACTTAATGTAACTGTTCCACTGATACAATCCGCAGAGAATGTCAATTGCGGAGAGTTTTTACTAGAAACATATTGACTGGCTACTGAAGCAGTGGTTCCATCTGTGGCCACAAATACTTCAGATATTGATGCTGCCGATTCGGCACTGTTATAAGACACCACTGTGTAATTTGCTCCCACATATGAGTTAGAGTCAAATGTATCTATTGCAGTATCTGATGAATCTATTGTTGTGGCACCTATCACATTGTTGTATGTGCTAGAAGATGCTACTTCAGAATCACCCAATAACACTCTGTACATGGTGAATTTAATATTTTTTTCTCCTGCTGACACAGCGGTCAATACCACGTTGCTGCCACTGATGCTTGCAGTTATTGAGGCCAACGCAGCCGAACCAGAATATATCTGATTGTAAACGTTCTGATAAGCAACGGTACCATCGTGTGTTATCAATAGCTCCATGTTATTAACTTCTCCTGCATCGACAGCTTTGATCGATAGGTAATATTTGGCTCCTCTGTAAGAAGTTTTTGACCAGCTGTCCAGTGTCACTGTAGCAGATGCTGTATCTGCCACGGCCAACTGTGTTCTGTGGGCATTAACGACTGTGCTGCTGCCTGATGTGCTGCTTGCACTCAATGTAACTGTTCCACTGATACAATCCGCAGAGAATATCAATTGATCTGATCCTTTGGTTGAAACTGAACTGTTGGAAACATAGGCTCCTGTGCCATCAGTGACCACATACACATCAGATACTGATGCTGCTGATTCTGCGCTGTTGTATCCTGTTACCACATAATGTGCCACTGCATATGAGCTGCTGCTGAAAGTGTCTATTGCAGTATCCGATGAATCCACAGTCACAGCACCAATTGTTTTGGTGTATGTGTCGCTGGCGTTAGATTCTGCATCTCCCAATCTAATTCTGTAACATTTTACTGAAGTGTTGGTGGAACATGATGCTCTCAATCTCACGCTGCCAGCACTGATATCAGCAGTCAGAGTTATTATGCTGTTGCTGCCAGAGTAAATTTCATTGAACGTGGATAGATAGGCATTGGTACCATCATGCACCACCAACGCCTCTATGTTGCTGACTTCACCATTGCCTGCTTTGCAAGAGATATAGTATCTCGCTCCACGATATGATGCTGCACTCCATGTGTCTAGATTTTCCACAGCACTGTCCACATCGCTGTTTAAGATAGTTGCGGTGTTGCCACTGCTGCCAGCAACAGTGTTATCTCCCAATCCAATTCTATGGAACCTAAAGGTATTGCTTGCGGAGCTGCCGGTTCCTGATAATTTTGCATAACCCGCGCCTGTAAAACTAGAGCTGAATGATAATTGTGTTCTGGTTCCTGTTTGTGTGACAGCTCCTGAAGCAACATAGGCATTGGTACCATCCTGCATCAAGGATATTTGGACCGTGCCTAATTCTCCGTTATCAGTGTCATTGGTTACTCCAAAATAAAATGCACTGTCCAAGGAGCTGCCGAGCCAAGAATCTACAGCAGCAGTAGAGCTGCCTATGGCCTGTGATGTATCTATCTGTCCTACAGCTACATCATTGTCTACTGCCGTTGCGGCACTGTTTATGTCATGGTTTAATATGGTCGTCACATTGCCTGATGTGGCTGCCGTGGTGTTGTCTCCCAATCCTATTCTGTAGAAAGTGGCAGTGTTGAGAGGAGAATTTCCTATAGCTTTTAATGCCACAGTGGTACCTGATTGTCCAGAACTAAAATCTATTTGACTGGTGGTACCATTGTCCACTCCGCCACCACCTGTGTTGTAGGCTGTTGTGCCATCTGTTAATAGAGAGGCTAATCTAACTCCTACTTCGTTGCTGCTGTCATTGAACGTGTTTACAAAATAGAAAGCACTGTCGTACTCTGTTTTAGTGAATGAATCAATTACTGTTATCGCTGATCCTATGTTGTTGGAAGTGTCAACAAATCCCACAGCTACATTGTTGTCCACCGTGATATTATTGCTGCCAAATCCTGTGTATGTGATGGTGTCGGTGGCTGATGCTCCTCCACCTCCCGATACTGTGGAGAATGTTAGCGTGCCTGCTCCGTCCGTGGTCAATACTTGCCCACTTGTGCCATCTGTAGCAGGATATGTTAGTCCACTCAATCTAGTGGTGCCAGA